TGCTGAGTTGGGCAGCCAATCAATGAAAAGATCGCTCGTCGCCTCAAATGCCTGCATCGTCTACGTCCTCCTTTGTGTATGGATATTGAGCCGGGAAACCCGACCATTTCAGAAATAATGTCCAGGTTTCCCACGGCAAAACGACCAAGGTCTCGTGCCGATCATCGCGCACGAATAGAAGATCGCTGCCGCCGCCCTGCTCGAGCGCCTTATAGAGACTGGCGAAGCCGCGCGCCCGCCGCTTGCACTCACCGACCAGCCCGGCGATTTGCACATCTCCACTTAGGTCTCCGCCGAGTGCGCCTGAGAGCGGCATCTTTCGCGCAGCAATGCCGAGCTCCTGGTGCGCCCGGACCACCTCGAGCTCGAACCCGCTGCCTTTGGCCTTTGAGCGCCGGCCGCCCATTAAATCGGGTCGCCGGTCGGAATCACGAGCCCGGAATCTGCGCGGATTCGATGCAGCCGAATGCCATCTTTCAAAAGATTTTCGGCCAGCAGCGATTGCGACAGGCGGAGCTCTTTAGCCAGCTGTTTCAGGGCCTCGGAGAGCTCCGGCGTGAGGTACAGGGACTTCTGGATAGTTCCGTTTTCTGTCATTTTCCGCCACATTGATATTTTATTTGTAAAAAGTACCGTTTGACACTTGTAAAATACTATGACAGTCCTTATATTCAAGATGTGACGTACACATGACCATGAGGTGACCAGCAGCCATGAACGTCAAAAGCAAGATCCGGAAAATGACGCGCGAGATTCTCGAACTTGCAGAGCGTGAAGGGCTCTGCGATTCGACGTTAGTCGAGCGCCTCAATATCCGGATGGCGAACCGGAGAGGCCGGAGCAATGGCGGCAAGTATCGCGGCAAGCCCTGGATGAGCATAGCGCTTCGCAGTGTTGGCTGGAACTATCCAACAAACCGGGCGGCGGAATATTTGACACATTGGGAGAAGGCGCGGCCAGGCCGGCGGCGCACCCGCGAGATGCGGCGCTGGTCTCGTGCTGCCGCCGGTGAGGGTGGGTGGGGAGAATATCCCAGCATCGCGAATGATCCCGAGATCGGCGATCTCTACGGAGACCCAGATGATACGGACTTACCATTAGCGACGCTGCTCACCCACGAACTGGCGCACGTTATCGACTACAACGCCGGCGAGCTCACCATCGACGGCCGGAAATTTGGACCAAGCGGCAGCGTGCATGGCCGCAAATGGCGCGCGATCTATCGGGTGCTGCGCAACGGATATGTAGCCAGCGGCGCTTATAAGAGCCTGCCGGTGGTTCTCACATTCAACAAGCCGACCAAGCGCGCGGTAGACACCAGGTTGCTAGGGTTGCCGCTGTTCGATGTGGCGGCTTGACGCCGGCCGTATTTTTATTTGCAAAAAGTACCTTTTGACACTTGTAAAATACTGCGGCAGTCCTTATATTAAAGATGTGACGTAAACATGACCAGGAGGTGACCAGATGAATAACTCCCCCGCTCTCTACGTTGGGACTTATGCCAAATACAACAACGGCAATCTGGCAGGCAAATGGTTGAAGCTGACAGATTATGGGGACAAGGAAGAATTTCTAGCGGCGGCTCTGGAACTCAACAAGGATGAGCCGGATCCCGAATTAATGTTTCCGGATTTCGAGAATTTCCCTAAAGCCTGGTACGCCGAGAGCTCGGTTGATGATCGCATTTTTGAATATGCCAAGCTCGAGGACTGGGAACGGATGGTCGTCGATGCCTACTTTACCATAGGCGATGATCTGGAGATTGAAGAGATCTTGGAGCGTTTTTCTGGGGAATATGAAAATTGGGAGGACTACGTTTTCAATTACGTCGAGGACACGGGGATGCTCGGCGATGCTCCTGAGGTGGTTGCCCGGTACTTCGATTACGAGAGCTTTGGCCGCGATCTCAAGATGGATTACACGGTGGTCGAAGGGTTTGGCAAAGATTACAGCACTTTTGTTTTCAACAGCTATTAAGGGAGGACGCGAGATGATTACCGAGGCCGACTACTGGGCGCTAAACGCGGAACTGGAAGCGATCGAAAAAGCAACGGGCGCGTACATCGCAGATGTCAACGTCGATCACGAAAATGTAGACGAGACTTGGAAGAGCGGCGGCACGGTCTCGCCGACCGATCCAGAGTTTTGGTCGCACATGTATGGATCCGCCTGCATGGCCGCCGGTATCCGCGCTGAAGACGCGGGGCTGAACATCAACGAGCTGATTGGCCGCCAGATTTATTGATGCCCTGTTAATCCCACTGATGAGGCCCGCTGGTTACGGGCCGAAACCCCCCCAAGGGGGTCTGGGAAAACCAAGAGAAATGGAGAGAGACATGACCAAGATGACGCTCAAATATGATTCGTTCGCGGTTGAGACCGAACGCCTAGCCGAGCGCTATCGCGAAGAGCGCGCCGAGGCGCAACGCAAAACCGTCGAGGATTTTCCGACCTTCAGCGAATGGCAGCGGAACCGCCAAGCCGAGCGGTATCGCGAAGAGCGCGCCGAGCCGCACCCGGCCTGGGCCTGGATGCACCGGGTACGGTAATGACCGCAAATCAGGGGGTAAGTCTGGGCCGTTTGCTTGCTCAGACTTACCCCTTGACCGACGATGATGAGGAGGACTGAACATGGATGACTGGAGGAACGACCAAGCGGCGATTGACGCCGCCCTTGCTGATACGGACCCGGCGAACCCTCGCGCTATCGCAATCGCCGAGGCAATCGCCGGGTTCACCGGGCGGCTGACAGACCAAGCGCAGCGAACCGGGAAGATGCCAAAGGAATTGCTGCTCCACAAACCAGCCACAAAATTTGATGACACCGTTATCCGTTTGACGCTGCAAACGCTGGCAGATGAGCTCGGGCACGAAATTGCCGTTCATTGGATAACTCAGGAGGCCGGCTAATGCGCATCGGCGTCACATATTTTCGCACCTCAACCCAGAAGCAGGGGCGCAGCGGGCTCGGTGTCGAGGCGCAACGCAAAACGGTTGAGGATTTTCTGGCCGGCGACGACTGGGAGATTGTCGGTGAGTTCACCGAGACGGAGAGCGGCCGAAAATCCGACCGTCAGCGGCCGCAGCTGCGCGCTGCGCTGCAGCTGTGCCGAGACAAGGGCGCAACCCTCATCGTCGCTAAGCTCGACCGGCTGGCGCGTAATGCGTATTTCCTCCTGCATCTGCTTGAATCCGGCGTGCCGATCGTTGCCTGCGATGTGCCGCAGCTGGGCAATCCAGCGCAAAATCGCTTGATCTTAGGCGTCATGGCCAGCGTGGCCGAGTTCGATGCGGCCAGAATAAGCGACAATACTAAGGCCGCGCTCGCCGCTGCCAAGCGTCGCTATGCGGCCGAAGGCCTGGGACGTAGGCTCGGCAACCCAAACCCTGGCACAGGAAAACAGAAACGCCGCGCCAAAAAACAGGCAAAGAAGGTGGCCGACGATTTCGCGCGCCTCGCCGGCCCGATCATCGATGAGCTCGAGGAATATGGCTGCACCACCCTAGAAAAGCTGGCCGCAGGCCTGAAGGCTCGAGGCGTCAGGACTGCCCGTGGGAATCAGGACTGGAGCCTGTCGGCTGTCCGGAATTGTCGTCTACGGTGGCAAAAAATAGCCGCCAAAAATAGTGCAAATAAATAGTAACAAAATTTGGTAACAAAATTTGCGAATGTTTTTTTTAATCCGTCACCCTATTTTATGAGAAGGAGAGTGCAAATGCTAAAAATCGAGACTGTTTCTTCCCAGCTTCGCAACGTGCGCGAGCAGATTCGCGATACCCTCACGGCTTGCCCCAGCCCATACGATTGGATGTATGGCGAAATCGGGGATCAAACATCCTTCAATGCCTATGTCAGCCACTTCCAAGGTCTGAGGGCATTCCTCGACTCACCCGATGCAGGCGTCGCTTACCGGACGCGCGAACGATTCCGTTTTATCGAGACCGACACGATGTCAGCTCTGATTGACGCCGAGTTGTACGCCGATTGGCGCGCAGGCAATCCGTGGGAGGCGCTCCTCAATCACACGCTACTGTTAAGCCGCACGCAGGCTCTCGCTTTAGACGACATCACAGCGCACTATACCACCGGCGAAATATTTCGCCTTCCGTTATGTAACAAAGTGTCGAATGCGACGGTGCGCAAATTTCTGCGAGACGAGCTTGACCGCGGCAATCTTGTGCGCGGCGAGCGCAATGCGCGCGAGTATTGGTGGGCACCATCTGTGGCTGCAATCACGCAATGGTGGATTCAGCGACTAAGCTGGTTCTGCGTTCGCTCAGTCATGTTAAGTAGGATCAGCAATTACCGCAAACAGCACCACCGAAGCTATTGGGTGGACGAACTTGGCATGCCAGGCGAAATTTTCGATGAGGCGATAAGAAAAGATTGGTCCTTGTTAAGCGCCAATTTCGTCGAGGCACTGCCTGCCAATCTGAGTCTGGTTGACTGATGAAGCGCTGCCTGTCAATCGCCGAGGCCGCCAATTACGTTGGCGTGAGCGTCAACACGTTCGAGAAGCTGTGCGCAGACGGCATAATGCCGCCGGCGCGCCGCCTCGGTGAGAGAAAGGTGGTGTGGGATGTAAGGTCATTAGATCGGTATATCGATGAGTTGCCGATCAAGGTAGCTGAAAAATCGAGCAGTTGGGGGGAGGCACTTGGCAAAGATTGAGACACGTCTGGACGGCGAACTGAATTGCGTAAAAACCGCCGGCAAAGAATACTGGTATGTCCGAATCGACCGCAAACCAGGCAGCCCAAAAAAGAGAATCAAGGCACCGCACGGAACGCCCGAGTTTCTCGCCGAGGCGCAGGTTGCGGTCACTCAGCTCCGGCTGGCCAGCAAGACGCTGGAAGATACCGGGCATGATGGCACATTAGCGGATCTCTGGAACCGCTATCTCAAATCTCACACGCCAGGCCGCTTCGGCCGCGGCTTCCGCCGGCTCGCGCCGAGCACTCAGACTCAAAAGCTGCGGCGCATGACGCCGGTGATTGAGCAATATGGTCACCTGCCCTGGAATGAACTCGAGGTTGGCGAGGTCAGCACCATTCGCGACAGAATAATTGATGCGGCCGAGGGCACCGCAGATGGTATCGAAGCTGGCAATTGTTTTGTCAAAGACCTCGGCAGTCTGCTGACCTGGGGCAAGCGCAATCACCGCAAACTGCTGCCGCGTGGCTGGCAGAATCCGTGCGAGGGTCTGAAAGATGACCGCTCGAATGAGCAAGTCGATGGTCACCACACCTGGTCGGAGTCGGAGATCGACCAGTTCTTCGACAGGTGGCCTCTTGGAACCATGCAGCATATGGCTGCAACGGCGCTGCTCGAGACGGGGCTCCGAAGCAGTGATGTCGTGCGCATCAGCGATGATCACATTATTAATGAGCGCCTGGAATTGGTGACACAAAAAACTAGCCACAAACTATCACTGCCGATCTCAGACGAATTGCGCGCTGCTCGTCAAGCCAGCGTCAAGAGCTCGCCGGTCATCAATATGCAGCGCAGCTGGCTGTTCCGCCGCGACGGCCAGCCGTTTGCCAGTCCAAAAAGTTTCGCGAACTTCATCAAGCGCGCAGCTGCGGCAGCTGACATCCCGAAACACTGCACGCCGCACGGCCTGCGGAAGTCGGCGGCCGTGCGCATGGCGGAGGCCGGCGCTACGGCCGCACAGATGCAAGCGTTCTTCGGATGGAAAGATTATCGAGAGGCAGAAATCTATATTCGGGCGGCGAATGCGAACACGCTAACGGACGCAGCGCAGGAAAAAGCACATCATGTACAAAAAAGGGTGGATTTTCCTCGCAAACTGTACAAGATTAACGAGGGAGACAAGCTAACTGGCTGACTTAATTAGGTTCTGCGGGTATAGGTGGCGACCCCTAGGGGAACGTCCAGAACGTTGTGATATCAATGACTTAGCGTAAAAACAACGTACAAAAAAAGTCAAAAACACCCCAATAAGCACCTAATAAGCCAGCCGCCGTACAAATTTTAAGGTGGTGTTAAATGGCGAAGCAAAAATCTAAGGACAGCTTTAAATCGGGTGACCGGGTGAAACTGCTGCACCCGTATCAACCAATGGTCGGTCAAGTAACCGGCTGTGCCTTTGGCGACCCGCTCCTGTATCAGATCGACTGCGTGGATGGCACGCGCCTGCCCTATGTGCGCGCCAGCGAGCTTGAAAGGGTCAGCGAATGAAGTGGCATCTTGTGGGTGACATTGCAGGCATGACCGCGATCTTCGCGCTTTGCCTGATCAGCTATCTCGTTTTGGGGGGTTAATAATGAAACATATTCTCAAAGTCGCAGAATGTCACGAGTCGAAGCATCCGAACTATCCGGAGATCTCGCGGCATTATTTTACTGTTAGGGCGAAAGATTTGCCGGCCGGCATTCCGTTTGGAGCTAACGCGCGCGAGCCGAACAACATCAACCGTGCCGTGTATAAGGGGGTGCGCGAGAGTTTGCTCGGTCGCGACTCCGCGGTTGATGGCACATTTGATCTGATGAATCGAGGAATCATTTGTCTTGCCAGCAATGTGCAGCGCATTGGCAAGGGCATGTATGAGATCGACTGTGCAGAGGATGAGGGCATCGCTGACGGCGGACACACTTACAAAATTATCTGCGATGCGCAGTGCGAGGCTGATTTTCCAGACGAACAGTATGTGGAAGTCCAAGTCCGAACTGGTGTGTGCAGGTCGCTGCGAACAGATATAAGTCGCGGCCTGAACACGGGCATCCAGGTGGCCGCGCACTCCATCGCTAATCTTGATGGAAAATTTGAGTGGCTAAAGGAAGAGTTGCGAAGCGCTGATTACTTTGAGTCTATCAAATGGAAGGAAAGTGACCGCCGGCCAATCGATGTGCAGCATATCATCTGTGCCTTGGAGGCCTTAAATGTCTTGGACTATCCCAACGATTCGGGGCGGCATCCAGTTCACAGCTATGAAAAAATCTCCGAGGCCACGAACCGTTTTACGGTCGATTTCAACAATCATCGCGATGACATTGAAGCCTCGATCTATCATCGATTGCGGCCGATTTTGCGCGGCGCACTCGTTTTGCACGACTATATCCGGCGCGATTTTCGCGACATTTACAACGCGGCCGAGTTAGGCAAGGCCGGTGCTCTGGATGTCATCAAAAAAAAGAAAAAAGGCCAATACTCGTTTCCATGTGCCGCGCTGCCAGACTCCACGCATGTGCTGGCCAGGGGCGCGTCGTTCCCGATTTTAGCAGCCTTCCGCAATAAGGTGCGAATCAATCCAAAGAGTCGCCAGGCCGAATGGAGTAATGGATTCAATTCAGTGCTCGATCTGTGGCAAAGCGCAGGCGCAGAATTAGCTCGCCAAACAAAAGACGCTGTTCTGATTTACGGCCGCAAGCCCGATCAAATCGGAAAGGCGCGAGGCCACTGGAAAACTCTGCACCAAGCGCTCGAACTCCACATGCTGCGCCCGAAGGATAATCGACATGGATAAATTCATCGGAAAATTGTCAGACGATAAGATGATGAGTTGTTCCCGCCTCGCTGCGTTGATGGGCGATAGCGGCTTCAGTTCCCCAAACGATGAGCTCCGAAAATCCATGGCCGCCATAGACAACCGACCTCTGCCCGGCAATCCGCCAGGCGAGGCCGCCGAGTGGGGCAACCATCTTGAGAACACGATTCTGCGCGTGATGGCCGAGCGGCTTGACCTGGCGGTTGACACCCAGATCACCGAGCGCGTCCAACACGCGGAGTTGCCATATCAGGGCTCGCTCGACGGAGTTCTCGAGGGCGATGGCCGCACAATCAAGCACGCGCCGGAGCTCGGCATCTACGTCATCGGAGCTGACGAGATCGATCTCGATGGCCAGGGTGTCGCAGAATCGAAAGCCACCAGCGCGCCGCCGGCGGAGGAACTGCCGCCGTACCGCGGGCCATGGCAAGTCCAAGGATTGATGGCCTGCACTAAGATGAAATGGGCAGCCATAGGCGTGCTCTACCGCGGCGCGGAGCTCCGCATTTACTTAATGCGGCCGGATCCTGCCATGCAGGCGAAGATCGCAGCCGATGTGCTCGATTTTGAGCGCCGCCTCGGCACCTATCGCACTGATGGCGTGATCGATTTTTATCCGCCTATGAGCTCAAACGATGCGGCCGACACCTACGCCGGCGACAATGACCTGCCGCCGGTGACATTGACCGAGAAAACATCCCTCAAGGTGATCGAGTTGCTGGAGGCGCAGGCGACGCGCAAGTCCATGGCGCGCATTATCGATCAGCTGCAGGCTCAGATCATGGCTGAGATGGGCAGCCATACCATGGCGCTGGCGTTCGATGAACACGGCGAGATTTTCGCTGAGATCAGTTGGGGCTATTCCCCGGCGCGTTCGGAATATGCGGTTGCGGCGCGGCCAGTGCGGCGCGCAAAAACTCTGAAGATTGTGGAGGCACAATGAAACCTCTCACGCCACACCAGCTGCGGGTGTATAAGATTATCCAAGAGTACACGCGGCAGCATGGGCATCCACCCAGCTATCAGGCTCTAGGCGAGATGTATGGAACCGCTAAGCAAAACGTGGCAAAAACTGTGTATGCCCTAGAGCGGAAAGGCGCTATCCGGCGAGAGCCACGAGTTCCCTATTCCCTCGAGGCGTTAGACATCGACCTCGCGAGTTGAGAGGTCCACATAGCAGATTCGCACACCGCAGATTCTCTGCTGCGGCGTTAGCACGCGATGGATTTTTGTCGGATTGCGGCCGTGTTTGTTTATTCGTTTGCCGAGCTTCTTGATATCGAGGAGATCCACTTGCCCACCTGGCCGCACCACCACCATGTCGGCCGGGGAGTTGCTCTGCGCGGTGGTGAACACCCAAGCCCCCTGCTCGATGAACTCGAGCGCCGCAAGCGCCTCGGCCGCGTCACCCGCAACGTGTTTTGGATGACGCATCAACCATCGACAATTAGTTTGCACATCCTGGCGCAGCGTGCCGGCGTGTCCTGTGCCCATTTGGAATCAGCGAACTCATGCGCCGCTTCTTCATAGTCGCCGGCCTCAAGGGCATAGAGTGCTTTGTGGAATTTGCGGAGGCTGGTGATGCCGAGTTGGAAGCATGTTTGCACAAGCATACTTTGCCGGCCAGGAGACAGCTGATCGAAGAATCCAAAGCTCGCCCGGCACTCTGCCATGCACCGCGCAATGTCGTTCTTGAGCAGCATCTCGCCCTCTGCTTTGGTGAGCCCGAGTCCGCCGTTTTCATCTATGTTCCGGCCATAGGCCACCGTGAGCTTATTGGCCGAGCAGCGATAGGCGTGACTCCGCCAGCCTTCCTCGCGCTTGAGCGATTTGACAGTTTGATCGATGTTCATGTCGGCACGCTGTGCAGATCAAACTCAAACTTGGCATCAACGGGGATGCAGTATGCCCCCGAGATCTGCCAGCCCTCCGGTGCATAGTATCGATTGAACACATCGATACCGGCCAAGCGGGCGTTGTACTCGCACTCCTCCTGAGATTGTGTCGGCGGACCGGATAAGCTGAACACTTGCGGACCATTGGGCGGCCCACCGATCATCAGCAAAATAGCGACCCAGTACATCATTCGCTCTGGTGTCCATTTCTCAGCTTGTCACGAAGATACAAAATTCGCTCGTCCATCCGGTCTCTATGGCGCTCGAGCTTATCGTGAATGGCGGCGTCGGCCTGCTCGGCCTTCGTCTCAAGATGGTCTAGCTTGTCCCAGAGTTCGGACCAGTTGCGCTTCGCCATCTCCATCTCCGCCACCAGTGTGACCACCTTCATGGATTCTTGCTCGATTCGTTCGATGTTTTGCAGGCTGATGTCTTGCTGCTTACCAATTTCACCCACCTTTGCCTGCAGCCGCACAAGCGCGATCAGTCCGCCCAGGCTGGCGAGCGCAACGGGCAAGAGGCTTTTGAGAAGACTGAGAGATCCAGGGTCGATTGTTCACCTCGCCAAGTTTTTGTCCTGGCCGGCCGACGACCCAAAATAATAAGCAACGACGGTGCTTGCCGTGCCGCCGAGCCAGCCAACTGCCAGATTAAGGAAGGATTCGGAGATCATCAGATGCTCTGGAAGGAATGTGACAGCACCGATGTATCCGAAAAAACTAAACAATGTGAGGATTGCAAGGATTGCTGGAATTTTGTCTTTGATAGCAATTTCACGCGCTCTGGCGCTGGCACGATCTTGAGCATAAATTCTTGCTGTTTCGATCCGCTCTTCAGATAGCTGCATGCGGAGATCGGTTTGAAGCTGCTCATCACTTTGTAAGATGCGCTGAGCGTGCTTCAGCTGCTCGGTGTTGCCAATTTCATCAAGGCCGGTAACAGTTTTGGCTACATCGACCACCTTCGCAGCTATCTTCTCCGCCTTCTTTTTGTCTGTTCCAGTGATCGAAGACACCAGATCCGGAACGAAGCTGGACGCGAGATCGAGTGCTAAAGGGATGAGACTGGCGATCATCCTTAATCGTCCTCTGCCGTAGCTTTAACATTTTCATACACTGCATCGAGCCGATTCCACTCCGCTTGTTCTGCGTCAATAATCTTTTCGTATTTCGCCTGAGTGGCCTCGTCCAAACCACCACCCAACAAGGCTACGCGCATCCATAATAATTCCTTATCCTGCACCCACCGGCCATCATCGCCACCCCATCGTGGATTGGTTTCATAGCCTTGAGCGCCACCGCATTGCCACACAGCGATAGAGGTGCGCCTCGTTTCTTTTGCCTTTGCAATTTTTTCCGCTCGTGTTGCCATAATTTTACTCCTCAATCGTTCGCATAAAACACCGCCAACCAATCTGTGTACTGGCTCGCCGAATAATTGGTGGTGTCGGCTGTCAAAGAGTTATCTCCATAGTGCAAAATTAGCTCACCTCGATGCTGAGTCGTACCATCGGCATCCCTGCTGTGACATGCGTACCATCCGTTGAGACCCGTTTCGCTGATGGCTGTCGCCATTCGATTTTTGA